GGTAATGGCTTGGCGGCGGCTGATTGAATGACTCGTTGAGCAACAGTGGGGGCCATTTTAGGCACTTGAGCGGCAAGCCCCCTAACTGCCTGTCCGGTCACGCCAACAGGGGCCACAAATTCACCGCCCGTTCTTACGGCTCGCCTAGCTAGACCTGGCTCCATCGTTTCACCAACAATTGCGCCTTCCGCGATTTCGCCTATTTTTGGGACCCGTGCCTCGCTTCCTGTCATTTGTAAAACATTGTTAATTTGCTCAGTAGTGATGAAGTCGAGGAGGTTAACTGCGCCGCGATTAACGGCGGAAGTAAATTCGACAATAGCGGGCCCACCCGGCGCATCAAGAATGGCTTGATTGATGTCTTGCTTGAGAGTGGTTTCCGGTTCTGCGGCATCCCTTTCTGCTTCGACGAGTTCTCCCGGCAAAGGCATGGCTTCATCTGGCTGCGTTTCGACAGGTAATGGCTGTTCTTGTGTTTCAGCGAAATGCGCTCGAATAGCTTGCCCGATTACTTCGTCAGGCGTTCCATCTGGGAATTCAAACTGCTGGCCTTCTACTTCAACGATAGGCATTAGATTCTGTTTCCTTGGCGGTCAAATCGTACTACCGGAAGCGCTGCGGGAGCAGGCGCAGAAGGTAATGCTTCAGCATCGGCTTGAGGCGCGGTAGTTCTTTGTGACTGTAGCCACATAGCCGGAGTGTTACCGGATTCGCTCAAGAATATCGCTTGATCTTCCATATAATTAATCAGTTTTTCCTGTGCTGATATCTTGTCTCTCACCCATTGAGCCAGCTCCGGCCCATCTAACTTGGTAGGAAGCGCGGTGCTCATTGCGAGATTTAGCTCGCCTTCAGATAATGCGCCGAATGTCACCGCGCCCACTACATCCAAACCTAGCTCGCTGCGAACTTGATCAAGTCTAACTGATGCCGCTTTAATACTGGGCAGTTTAGACACCAGGGGGCCTGACTCCGCTCCCGCCTCAACCTCTGTAATGACCTTCATTAAGGTTCGATTATTGGCTTTCATCGTGCCGACTTTGCTGAATAGCTTGCTAGCAACTTTTGCCGCATCCTTACCCAGTCCGCGCCCTTGCGCTCTGCGTTGCTGTAAATTAACGCCCCTGTCTTCGGCTCGCTTAACAATATCCACGGAAACTTCTTCTGGAGATTTCACTTCAATTGTGCCGTCTTTTCTAACAATCTGAACAATTCCGCCTGGTAAAATTTTCGACGATTGAACTTCTGAGGCCCCGCTTAGTTCTTGTCTTTTTGCGCGGGCTGTTGCGCGCGGATCTGTAACAACTTTTCGTGTCTGTATATTCCTTTGAGCGATCACGTTCCCTTGTTCGTCTAATACGGGCTCGAATTGTTCTCTGGGCTTCTGAGCCGCAAGACCCGCAGAAATAAGCTTATCCGCATCCCCCGCCCTTCTTGCTGTACTAATTAAGAACGTATCTAGATCGTCATTATTGGTGATATTTAGGGCGTCTATGTACAGCTTCGGATCTTCGCCTCGCTCAATAGCGCCTTGGCCTAATTTAGCCAGCGCTGTGCGTTTAGAGGTAAAGTCTCTCATAGAGATAAGACCTGTAAATTGCACGCCGACATCTTTGAAGTCTTTCTGTAGCTTTTCGGCTTGAGCTGTCTTTTCAGCTTTCGCTTCTTCGCGCTTACGCTTGATCATGCCTGATATGGCATTCGCTAAGGGGGAGACATCGGGGACAAGTTGAAAGTCGCGAGGATTTTGGAAGCCTGGCGTATCGATAAAATTAGCCACTTAAAAGCTCCTCATCTAAAGCGTGATAATTGATCGTATCATAAGAGCCAAACTCGCCCACATATTGCGGATAGTGTTCTTTAACCTGTGTAGACAGGTAGCCAATCGTTGGAAAGTCTTTAACAAACGAGTCTTCCAGTTCTGGAATCCAATCCCACGTAACCAGGTCAAGCGGACCAACCTTGCCAACCACTTCGATATTAGTCTTCAATCGAGGATCACTGAAAAGCGAGGCTACTAATCCGAGCATGTTCTGCCTGCCTTGCGCAGCAGCCTGAGAAGCGCCCAACATGCCTGCCGCTGAAGCTTGAGCTGCGCCTGTGAGCCCTTGTGCTTGCGTCATCCCTATTCCTGAGAGTTGCTGGGAGATGCTTTGAGTAAGTCCTCCACCAATGCCGCCGGTTTGGGCTGCTGCGCTTAACCCCATCTGTCCTAAATTCTGTAATCCTTGGATTCTTGCCACTTCTTGGGAGGTTTGTCGTCCAAATAACTGGTTTTCAATATCAAACGCGAGGGAAGTAGGGAGTCTCGCTGATTCTTGTAAGGCCGTTCCAGATCGAGTCAAGCCACCTGCGGCTAACTGACCCTGTAATCCTCTTTGGCGCTCTCCGAGCAAAGACTGAAAACTCTCGCCGGACATTATCTCCGCGAGGTTTGCATCTAAGCCTGCGGCTGTCGCTCCTCTGGGACCTTGAAATCCTTCAGTAAGTCCGGCCAGGGCGGCTCCGCCTGCTTGTAAGAAAGGCTCGAAGTCCTCTCTGGACATTCCCAGCTGCTCTCTTAGAGCTTCTAGCGCTTCTCTTTGGCTTGCCGCCGAGATCCTCGCGGCCTCAGTAATAGCGCCCGCCTGAAGTTCAGCGGCCTCTATTGCGACCCTTCCAGCGGCAGTACCTCGAAGGCCGCCTGGATCCTCAAGTCTTTCACTAACAAATGACATAACAATAATCCTCTATACTTGCACCCAGCCAGTATTACTGGTGCCGGTCATTTTCCTATATTGAATCGATCCCGCGCTACCCGCTAGATCTAAATAAACCTGATAAGGGTAAGCCGTGACCACCCCCTCCGGGCTTCCTGTCCCCGTCAAAGGGGTGTTTAAATTTATCGCTAGCTCATACGATTCCAATAACGCTTGAAACTGCTGAGTTGGAGCCCCTTCTTCGGTTATAATGTCGCCTTCGTGGGGCGTGTCGATTATTTTAATCGTCATCGCGGGGTTATCATCAGCTTGCTAGCCGAAAAGTCGATATCTTCAGCAGTTGAGATTCTCACGCCCATAAAGCCATCGTAGTGCCCAAGTCCGCCAGGGTAATTCCATTCAAGCTTATTGACATATTGACCAAGCTCACCCGTGTTCCTGTGGACAGGCTGAGAATACAAAACATTATCATCGGACATTTGAAGCGCGACCGACCCATCGCTCGAACTGAATCCTTGCGAAAGACGGTACTCAAGGCTTTGAATGGAAAACTCCACATCGCTCTCATAAGCCAAGTCAATCAGTCTTTCAAAAGAATTCCCATTATCTTTGTTAATGGCATCAAAGCGGCCTGTAGCGGAAGAATTGAAACTGTAGTATTTCAGGTTAAATTCAATAATATACCCAGCCTTCCACGGGACATTTGCATTTTGCTCTCTGACGTCTAATTCAAACCAGTTGCCGCCATAGAATCCGAAAGAATGATTGTCGAGCGTGAAAACCGCTAAATCAAACCCCCGCCATTTAACCCGGCCGCTAATCGCCAAAGCCAGCTCAGCAGAGGTATACGTCGCTAGAATGGTGTCGATATATTCGTTTGAAATCTTCGGGGCGACGCCTTGACCAATGGCGTAAATGCCGACATCCTGTCCTTTTTCTCTGCCAATGAATAGAAACGTATTATTATAATCTAATAGACCACCGATATAGCCGTTATCGACTCGAGCGTTCAACTTCCTAAAGGGGACCGTTGACTCTCCTAAGTCCCTGAATTGCTCAAAAGAATCCGTACCACCAATAAACAAGATATTACGAAAATTAGTGCAAACTTTGTTGTCGTCGGGGAGTTCTTCTGCGTCAAAAAACGAGGTTGCTAGAATCGTCCCAGCGGCACCAACGTCACTAAAGAACGCTGGACTCCCGTCTGAGGGTATGTAGACAAACCGACCGCTTATATGGGTGACCGATTCCGACGCTAGATAGTTGAGGCTGGTGATTTGAGTTAATACGTCTGTTTTGCTCAGCGTGTATCCATTCCCGCCCTTTACAACAATAACAACGTCAACAAAGCCAACAGCAAAATCAATCGCGGCTGAACCCGCTATCGTGCCGATAACCGTAAATGCGCCGGTCAACTGCCCCCTCGACAACGGTGAACTTAAGCAAGTCCTGAGAGCAGACGCCATACACGCCCCCATTCCACTCGAAAGACCCTCGGGCCACTCGTCCTCCCGTCGTGCCAATGTTCGAAATTCCTGGACGTTGGATAATGGGCCCGCCTGCGTTGAAGCAGTTCTTCAGGGCTCTATGGCTCTGGGGGAGACCTGTTGTGCCTTCCAAGCCTAAAGGAAATTCAACTTCCAACGGTCTCGCCTGCTCTGAAGAAGGTGCGATCTCTGGCTATATTCCTGTCCTTATTCCCTTGCCCGACAGGTAGAGTCTCTCTTACAACCTGTTTGGGAATGATCACAGTTTGAGATTTAGTTAGCATATCCTGAAACGTCTTATTCGCGCTAACTTGAAGCGCGGGAGATATCTGCGACCCGGGGAAAAGCGGGTGTAGTTCTATCGCTAAATTAAAAATGATTGTATTCGTTAAGCCAACAGGTTCGGATAATTCATCGCCCGCTGCCTCCAAAGGTACGGCGCCAAACTCAATCTCATCATCTGCCCACCTTGCGATCATGCTATTAAGCATATCCTTTCCAATCTCGATAGACTCGGGGCTAGCTGGCTTGATGATCGAATGAGCGCCGATATCAGATAGCGCATTTTGAACAATTTTAGTCCCCGTTGACATCTTCGGTTTCCTTGGGTTTCTTCGTTTTTACTTCTTTCCATTTCAGAGACTTGCAATATTCAATCGTAGCCTCGTCGTCGTTGGTCTCGATTTCAGATCCGTTAGGTTTTTTCCACTTCATAATGACTCCTTAAAAAATAGGGGCCTGTGGTAGCGCCCCATGTGAGAGTTACTTACTAACCCCAGCCTTGGCCGCTATAGAACGGATTCAGTGCTGCGTATGCACAGCGTAGGTCAAAGCGAACAATCTGCTTGTTCTCTCGGATGCTAACGCCTTTAGATATACGCATCTGAAGACCGTCTTCTGTAGTAGCAAGGGTATCAGTTGAGTGCAGCTTAGCAATCGGTACGGAACCAATTGAGAAAGCCTGCTTATGCCAGAACAAGTTAGGCTGATACAAGGTAGTATCCGCACCTAAAATGGTCACAACATTCGCCGCACCAATAGCCTGCTCGGTCGTATTGTATTGACCTGCTGACTCAAAGATAGCCGGACCCGTGACAACCAGGTTACCTGCGCCAGTTGTTAGAGAGGCATCAGTTTGCACTGTTGCCGTCCAAGTAACGTTTGCGCCTGCAGCGTTGATGATAGGCTGACGAGTAGACAGGTTAAGACGATTAACGCCCGTTACCTGAACGACCGTGCCTGCTGGGATCGTACCTGTGAAGGTGCCAAAACCCGTGACAGCAAGCGTCTGGGTCATGGAGTCCTTAGCGGTGACGTAAGTCACATCAGGAGCACCGTTCATCGCGCCAACCAGGTCACCCGTAGTTGCTGAAGTGTACGAGGCCAGTGTAGTGGCAGTATGCACTTCATCAAATCCAGCAAAGCTACTAGAGATAATGGATTTCTCATGCGCTGTCTTGATCTCGCCGCCCATTGCACCGCCAGCACCTATAGATCGCTGGTCACTTGCCAGCGATGTCTTGGTATACGGATTACATGCGTAATACCAGGGCATGTCCATAGGGACGCCGTGAGCCTCCATCGCCGCACCAGCCGCCGCCACATCGCTCCATGTCGTAACAGCAGTACCATAAGTGCCTGCTAATAGACCGGAGTTCTTCATCATATAACTAGCGAAGTCTAACTCCATATCAACAGCGATCCGTGTTGCCATAGGGGCCAACAGTTGGTCGAGCTGGTCCATTTTAATCGCTTCCTCAGCTTCCTGGTAATCAACTTCTACAGTGAAGTAGTCCTCCACTGTACCTGTCGCTT